AACAAGATAAGAAGAAACAAGATACGGAAGAGAATACTCCTTCGTCGTATTCCGTTAAACCTTGTTATACCAAGTTAGACCCCTTTTCAAGGGACCCCTATGTGGATTTCCTTTATGAGAAAGGATTCCTGTCGGATTTCGACCATGAGGAAGCCGATCGCTATTCCGAGGTCATAGACAAACTGATCAAGGAGTTTGGGGAGAGGAGTCTCCACATTTCGATCAAATATTTCGTTTCCACCTATTGCAAGCCAATCTTCGCCGAAAACCAAATAAAAGGCTTCGAGCTAAGAAAGCCCGTGGAGAACAAGCTTGCCCTTTTCACCACGGCCATCACCGCCAATCTGAAGAACTTCGAAGACGGTTCTAGGAGGATCCCGGATGACGAAACCTTTAAAGAAATGCTTTCCCTAGTGAGGGGGATCCATTTGAAGAAGACCGACAAAAAGGAGGCTTTATGAGCAAACAGAGCGCTTCGGAACGTTTTGAGCAGTGGGTCAACCACCCCACCAAGAAAAAGGCGAAGCAAAGGCTGATGGACCCCCTAGATTGGGCGGTCTACCGCGTCATTGAGAAAACAACGCTAGAGCGGCATCGCCCCGCGACTCTCCGAGAAATCGTGGATGCCATCGATCTCGATCTCACGCTCCCGGAAGATCTCAAGTTCGTTTGGAACGAGAAGGACCGCAATCACTGCCGAGCGGTTTGGACTGTCGTTAAGCACATCAACGATTCCGATGAGGTTGAAAAAATCGTGGTGATCGATGGCTTCACCTACTGCCTTGGCAACAAGGATCAGTCCTATGGCTACATCGCGAAACTGGTCCGCGATGCCCGCAAGAAGCTTGCTAGGGCCTACCGCATGAAGAAGAAAGCCGACTCGAACGGCCGTGGGAAGCTTCTCAGCTGCCAAGGCAAGGAGATCGATGCCTCAAGCGAGGCGGAACCGTTCGTTGAATCATTCGTCGATTTCGTCAAATCGGTTCCCGAGGATGACGGCGATGAGGAAAGCGAGGACGATCCCGATGAATAAGCATCCCTTCACGAAAGCCGCCAAGAAAACCGCTAAGAACCGAGCCGAAATCAACAAAATGCTCCTCCATTACGAGGAACTTGACGGATTCGATCTCGACGTCGAGCTGAAAGCAAGCGACATTTCGAATTTCCTCATCGAAAGGCAGTTCAAGCGAAGCTCCGAGAGCCTGAAAAAGGGCAGCGACTTCGCCTTCCGGATCATCGGTTCTGCGTTCGAGGACTGTATCAAAGAACTTGATCAGCGGTTCGACATCACGGTTTTCCTTGGTTGGTACGAAATCGTCCAAGACAGTGAGGATTTCTACAATTTCGAAAAAGACAGGCACCGCAAAGAAGCGGTGGCCCAAAGCGAGATTCTAAGAAGGTAGGAGGCGAACAAATGACCGAAAAAGAGAAGATGCTGGCTAAAAGACTCAACGACGAGGTCAGCGATGCCCTTAGCGACCCAATGACAAAGCGGGTGGCCTCCTTTCTCGTCGGCCAGTTGAAAGAGCCTTCTTGCCCCAAGATCATCACCGCCATAAAAGACAATCCTTTATTGTCATCGAAAGAGATTGGGGAAAAGGTAATTGAAATAGCCAAAAATTCAGGATCAAAGACCATGAGCACAACCCAATTTATCGAGTGGGTCTCTCAGGCGATCTACGCCATATCTTCGGAAAACAAGAAGCCTATTCCATTTGAAAATCTTGCGACCTTCGCTTCCGTTTTGAAGCTTTTTGATGAATACCAAGGAGTCAAGACGATTAAAGACAATCAGATCTCCATCAGTTGCGAGAATAGGCTTTCAAAGTCCGAGAACATCGTGAATGAGGAAACCGGGATTTTGAGATTGATGACCGTCGAAATCAAGGTTCCCGTCACTTTATCCTGCGATTTCAAAAAGACACCGATCTTCGTCAGATACGATTGCAAAACGTCCGGTGGATCCTTCAGCACGATGAAGCTAAGCGATATCAAAGCGGTTTTGCAAGCGAACGGATTCCTCAAAAAACCGAAGGAGTGGATCCAAACCAGCATTTTTGATCTGACGGGAGGCATATCCCAATGAGCGGAAATGAATGGAAGGACATTTCGTGGAATCCGAATTACCAAGTATCCCGGAGTGGACACATCCGAAACAAAGCAACAAAGAGGATCCTAGCGGAAAACGTCAACGGATCGAGCTCTCGTTACCTTCGCGTAACGATCGGGAAGAAGCATTACATCATTCATCGAATCGTGGCCGATCAGTTCATCCCGAATCCCCAAGGATTCGATGAAGTCGATCACATCAATCGCGACAAGACCGACAACAGCGTTTCCAATCTTCGATGGATCGATCATCGTTCGAACATTCTCTCTTTCTACATTTGCATTCAAATGGGGATCGTGGGGAAGACGCCGCGCCGGAGAAACAGGAAAGAGCAAAGGAGCTAAAAATGTCAGAACCTAAAACGATCAGCAAAAGAGGACTTATGCATTACTGTCCGTGCTGCGGGGCGGCGATTGGTATCAATCGATACCCCGGAAAAATGGATCAATGCCCGATATGCCATGAAAAAATTAAATACTCTTCCGACGATGAAACGCCGATTGGCGAAGAAGACTGAAAGGAACAAAAAAATGGAAAACATCAGCGAAGAATTATCCGGCATGCAACTTCTTTCTAAGGAACTTGAAACAGCAAGAGGCAATGAGAAAGCCATTGGCGATTTGATCATCAAAGAATTCTCCGACGTTTCCAACGGACTTGATAAAGCTTGGAAAGAACGCGGATTAAACTTAACGAAACTTTGGGAGATGATCATGGCCGAAGCCAGGACTAATCTGAAAAGCAAAAGCGGAGCTGTTGATGACCAAACGGTTCTCGGATGGGCAAACCACCTTATCATTGATGGAAAGATACCTGACAACAGGAAAAATCCACTCATTAATGAAGGCAAGAATTCCGAATCGGAAGGTCAAGACGATGATGGCGAAAAATCCGATGTTTCAAAATATGTCCATTCGAAGTCGAAAAAAAGGAATAATGCTTCCGCTGAAGAAGCTAAGAAGGAATCTAAATCCGAGTCTCCTTTTATCCAGTTGAGCCTTTTCGATCTTAATTACGGAAAAACCGAAAACGCCCCGAAGGTAACGTCAAAATGAAATCCTCCGAGGAAAAGAAGGCAATTTCATTCATAGACCTTCCAAAAATAAGCTTTGTTAAATGCCGTGATGCATGTTTTCCGAAAGGGATCATCCTTTTTCGAAAACTAAAATCCGGGAAAAAACATTACCGTTGCACTAATTGCGGTTCAGACATTGAGATAGACCACAAATGCTGGAAAACGGCCATTTGCCCGATCTGCAAAAAGAAGTCGGATATTGAAATTGACTATACCAAAAAGTGGGATTTTAGTAGCTATGACAATTGCCTGTTCATAGAAGCTCATGAGGGATATCAATTCGTCCGATACTTCAACATCGGAAGAAGATCGTTTGGGAGGGGATCAATGCGTTATTTCGGTTCCGAAATCATGCGCTACATTTTCGCGCCAGACGGGAGTATTTATTTTATGCGGAAGAACACGATAAGCGACTACCGAAATGGATGGTCCTTCAATTATTCGACCCCTTTGACTTTCAGGGGGGCCGACTACGACAAATTCCAATTCGATTCGCATATCATCGGGAAACCAACGCTTACCCCTATTTTTAAATACTTGAAGTTGTCTTCGAAAATCAGCGGATTTCTAATCGATTGGATGGTTGAGATGATGACTCCGCAGGATGGGAACAAAACAATTTTAGAGACCCTTGCCGAAAGCAAACAATGGGATGCGATACCTCTATTTTTGGTGAGACGTTCTCCTGAAGACTACAAGAAACAAATCTTTTTAGCAATCAGAAGCAAATGGAAAATCACCGAGGAGTGGCTTGATGAGATAGACGATATTAGGGCTCTCCATCTAGATGACAAAAGCCCAAAATATCTCTTTCCTGCGAATTTAGCTACAGCCCATAAAAACCACGAAAGAAAAATCCATCGAATCAGGGACGAAAAATTTGAAAGAAAAATGCTCACCGATGCTTTGAAATTCGAAAAAAAATATGAAAGCGATCACAAAGGGCTTCTTGGACATTCGATTATTAGGGCTCCTTTCGAGATAATACCCCTTCGAACAATCAAAGATTTTTTCAATGAAGGGATTGCCATGTCTCACTGCGTTTTTAGGAACGAGTATTACAAAAATAAAGATTCCCTTGTATTGTCTGTAAGAAATTCGAAGTCTCACGAGCGGATTGAAACGGTTGAGATCTCAATTCGGGGAAGATATATCATTCAACATTTTGGATATGCCGATTCCACAAAAGGGGAATTTCATACAAAAATAGCCGAAGTAGTTTCAGCGGCAATTCCTGAAATATTGTCTGGGATTAGTTCCTACCAATCCTATGACAACAAATCAAGTTCGGAGGCTAGTTTATGATCGATGAAATCATTCTTGGCGATGCCTTCAAACTTATCAAGGAAGTCCCATCGGGATGTATCGATCTTATTTTGACATCGCCACCGTATGGCATCGGCAAAAGCTACGAGAGGAGATCTGTGACAATAGATGATTACATCAAAACGATGAAGCCGATCTGCGAGGAATGCGTGAGAGTTATTCGCAAGGGGGGGGCTCTCATATGGCAGGTTGGAAACCGAATCGAGGGAGCATCTCACGCAAGAGGAGCCAGCGCTTCGAAGGAAAAGCCGGCCCCCGAGACCATACCGCTTGAGATGCTCTACTACCCAATCTTCAAATCCCTCGGGCTTCAGTTGAGGAACCAGATTGTGTGGACGTCAAGCAATACGATCCCATTTCGAGATCAGAAGATGCTTCAGGGAAGGCATGAGATCGTCCTATATTTCACGAAAGGTGACAATTACACATTCAATCTCGACGAAATCCGAATTCCGCAAAAATATCCCGATAAAAAATACCCGTGTTGGGGAAGGAGAAAAGGAGAGTTTAGGCTACCCAATCCCAAAGGAACCAATCCCGGGGATGTGTTCCGAAAGGATGACGAACCATCATCGGACGCCTGGGAAATAACCTTATCGACGAATTCAAGCGAAAGGTGGGATCATCCTGCGGAATTCCCTGAGAAGCTTGTGGAACGTTTGATAAAGATGTCAACGGGGGAAGGCAATATCGTTCTTGATCCCTTCGCCGGCGTGGGAACGACACCCAAGGTCGCCAAAGACTTAGGAAGGCATTACTTAGCCTTCGAGAAGGAGCCTCATTACTACAACCAAGCCATATTACGACTAGCCGGAATCGATCAAAAAGGCCAAATGTCTCTCGACACCGATTTCGAAAAAATTAAAAAGAAACTCGTCTACAGCCCAAAAGGAGAACTGTTATGAAAAACATCGAAAAAATAAAAATGGCGATCGGGATAAAGATCCTTATCGAAGGAGAAGACGGTTTCAAAGCGACTTACACCGATCCGATTACAAGAAAGCAATGGTACATCATCGCTTCTTGGGGCATGGGATGGGACCATGTTTCGATTTCGAGCCCCAGCAAGACGCCGGATTGGGACCTCATGTGTCATATCAAAGAGATCTTCTTTAAGCCCGAGGAGTGGGCTGTGGAGTATCACCCTGCGGAATCCGATTATGTCAATAACCATGAGCATTGCCTTCATATATGGCATCCGCTTGATGAGACGATTCCTACCCCGCCATCGATCTTGATTGGGATCAAGGGAATGTCATCAGAGGAAACGGCAGAAGGAGTGAAATCACTCGTCGGATCCATGAGCGTTGAAAAACAACTCGAAGTGGCTAAGGAAAAATATGGATTCGTCCCCAACCGCAATGAAAGGAGGGCAATGGATGACGGAAAGCAAAAATGAGGAGAGGCTTCTCCGGGAATTGATCTTCTTCGCCCTAGATTATCGTGACGAAGGCCACCCATTCCCTAAAGAGCTTAGCGATTATGCAAGAAAGGAAATTAACGAACTCAACAAAGAGCTCCAATAGGACAAAAAATGAAAATTAAAATCAATTACCAGACCATCAAGAAAATTCTTCTGATCATGAGCGAAACGACGCTCAAAAAAATGACGAGGCCGATTCTAACCTCCATCAACATCAAAGCCAAAAAGGAAGAAGCATCAGGGAAGGTTACTTTCCTTTCAACGGATTCTTCCATACTTTCCAGTATTTCAATCGATTCCGAGGTGATTGAGGAGGGAACGATCAATCTCTCCTGCCTCAGTTTCCATAAGGCCTTCTCTTTCATCGAAACTATTTCGAAAATGCCTTATTCCGAAATCAAGCTGCCCATTGAAACCGTTATCCTCGAAACGGCGGTTTCCGGAAATTTCGTGATGCTGGAGATCAACGGTGTCGGCTTTCCGATCGGTGACAACATTTCCGGAGATTTTCCCATCAACAACGATCCCAAAACTGGGATGCTTGCCGAGTCCGTCACCAAGCCCGAAAGCCGCTACAAGATTGTCTTGAACAATAACATCCTTAACCAGTTGGCAAGGCTTGCCTCAAGGAATTCGGGCTCATTAAGCGTCGTCACACTCATGATCGACACATATGCTGGTTTGAAGCCTGTTTATTTCACCATCGATTCGATTAACGGCGAAACCGATATCAAAGGAATCGCCTGCCAAGCAAGGACTGTTCGAGGGTAAACCATGTCAATAGAATCCTTAGCAATCATGTCTATTACGTTAGCGGTCGTCGTTCTTTATGAGATGGGATATATCATCTTGGTTTTGCTATCTTACGAAGAAGACCAAAGAAAGGATTCAAAATGATCTTTATAGGCGTGATTTTAATGATTTTAGCCATCATCGGCTTCGTTGTTGCCGATGTCCGCCAATATTTCGTTCAGATCCTTTCTAATGGGAATTTCATTATTTTCCGGATTGTTCCGGATTGGTCAATTTGGCTGATCGGATTTTGCATCTTCGTTTTCATCGTCGGATTCCTTTGCCTTTTTTTGGACACAAAAAATGAGCATCACGGTAAATGAGTATCTAAAGCAAAAAAGAAATCCTAAAGGTTTCTTCCTGAAGATACAAAAAGGCAGCACGGTTTACTTCCAAGCTTCGGACAAACCTAAAACTAATGAACCTTGGTTCACGAATTGCCGCGTCCTAGCGCCACATAGCGCCATCAGTCGATTGTCCGTTCGAACTTCCCGAAGAAATCCTCGAATGCGAGATTGATAAATGCCTTGAAACCAAGGAAAAGCCGAAATACGTTCTTCTGATCCTGAAGGAGAAAAACAAATGAAATTAGAACAATTCTCAGGCGAATATGGAATGACTTTTCAAATCAATCCGGAAGAAGTTTCTTCTATTCAATCAACAAACGATCAAAGGATGACGCTAATCAAAATGAAAAACGGTGATTATTTCAAAGTCTATGGCGATGTCGAAACAGTCAAAAGACAATTAACCAAGGGAGGCCAATAGCTTATGAAAGAATCCAAATCGAAGAAGATCCTAGAAACGTGGTGTTATTACAGCATCGTTTCAACGATCGATTCTAAGAAATGGGGCAACGGGAGCGATGAGGAAAGCAAAGAGATCAATAAAACCCTCAAGCGCCAACTTCGCCAGCTTTTCATCTCGAAGGCCAACCGGAAAGACGCCTCCTCCGAATCGGCGATGACCGAAAGATGATGAAGGCGTTATTCGTCTCGGGGGCCTTGAAATACGATGAGATTGGCGTTTGGGCGTGTGCGAAATGCGAAGGAACCGACATCGTCCTCAAATCGCAAGATCTCGAACTTTATGGGGCGTTTGTCAGATGGATCGACGCGAATCGCGAATCAATTAACAGGAGCGGAAAATGAAAAAAACAAAAATAGAATGGTGCGATTACGAGCATAACATCGTCATCGGTTGCAAAAGAAATTGTCGATATTGCTTCGCAAGGAAGATGAATGATCGTTTCCATTGGATCAAGGATTTCTCAGTTCCAAAACTAATTGAGAAAAATTTAATTCCGTTAAATCCGAAAAATCCTTGTTCAATTTTCGTGGATTCGATCAGCGATCCCGAATATTGGGAAAAAGGATGGGGTGGTCGTTTTATCAAAATGGTTTTCAGCTCGAATTCCAATTGCTCCTTTATCCTTCTTTCGAAATCTCCAAAAACTATTTTGAATTATGGAATGTCTATCACTAAAGTTTTTACTCCTGAATTTCCATTTTCAACCATTGATATTTTCCTTGGGTATTCCTGCGGAAACGAAGATCTAATCCATAAAGTTTTTGCTGAAACCGGAGATCTTTATGCCGATTTCATTTCTGCGGAGCCTCTTCTAGAGGATATTGGCAGCTTGTCTTGTTTCAAAGAGCTTTTGGAAGACCATTGCCCGAATTTGAAACTGATCATTTTGGGAGCCGAGACAGGAAACGACTCCGGAAAAGTTCATTGCAAGAAAGAATGGATAGACCATATCGTTTCCGAAGTCGATTACATCAATAAAACCACCAATCGCCGCGTTTCGGTTTTTATGAAAGATTCCATTAAGGAGATGATGGGAAGCTTTTTTAGGAGAGACAAGCTCCCATGGCCTTGCGAAAAACAAGATGTTAGCGCCGATTATTCCGGAGATGTTTTTTGAAGAATTGGTGGAATTCCAAAATGGAAGAAAATAGCGTTACCGCCGAAGAGGTGGAGGCCATACACACATTGATTGATTTAGGGAAAGCATTCACCGAAATCAACATGGCTATTCTCCTGTCGATAGGCTGCAAACCGATTCTAAAGAAAGAAATGGCAGATAAGGCCATCAAAGCGATTAAAACGCTGGAGGCAAAATAAATGGAAAACAAAGAAAGCATTCAACTGAAAGTCACGAGAGCATCGCTTCTAGACAATTCGAAACCATGCGAGGAGGCCTTTGAGAGGAAATTCACCGAGATCGATGAAAGGTTCGTCGATGATCCGACTAAAATACCGGCTTACAGCGGTACTTCGGAGTGGTGGACCGAGCATGGATCGAATCACCGCATCGAGAAAGGCCATATCAAAAGAGATTTCGAGAAAATGGGCTGGTTTGTCGAAATAAAGGACTCTAACGACATTTTGGCCTTTCAGAAGAAATACGGAAGCATCATCATTCAACCCGCGCCGGAGAACCCAGCAATCACGGAAATCATCATCAACGACATTGGAGGTACCAAAGAATGAGCCAGCCTGAAGGTCAAAAGCCTTGCCTAATCGATCAGGAAGAAAAAGAAAAGCTGTTTTCCGATCCGGAACTTCCCTCTTATAAAACCCATGAACTTAAAATATCCGATAAGTTCTATAAAGCGGTTCGGATGGATAAAAAGACTTTCGAAGTCAGGAAAGACGATCGCAATTTCCAAATGGGGGATCACATCGTTTTCAAATTATGCCATTTCTCATTTGATCAGTTGCATCAGCCTTCTTGGGAAATCGCCCCGGGCGAATGGATCATTATCTACAAACTTTCGGCAACGGACTTTCCGGATGGGATAAAAGAAGGATATTGCGTTCTTGCAGTCCGGAAGATTTGAGAGAAGGCAATGTAATAAAAACAATTAGCAAGGAAATAATGTGAACATAAAAATAACGCCAAAACAAAAATTTGTTTTGTTGCTTGCAATAGATTTGGCTATTCAGGAATATAAAATCTCTGATGAAACAGAAAAATTTCGAGGCGATATAAAAATTTTGAATCGATTATTGCAAAAGATTAGAAAAGAAAAATAAAAAATGACTGAGAATGAATTTATCCTTCAAGACAGGATTTGCATCATCAACGATACCATCAATAAATGGGATATTGATAATTTCTATCTTTCTTTTAGCGGAGGTAAGGATTCTACGGTTCTTAGCAAGTTGCTTGATTTAGCCTTGCCCGGAAATCAAATACCAAGGGTTTTCATCAATACAGGAATCGAATATTTGGCTATTGTTGCATTTGTTATGGGAAAGGCCGCTATTGACAAACGTTTTGTGATAATCAAGCCGAGCGTTTCTGCCGTGAGAATGCTTCAGGAGAAAGGATATCCTTTCAAATCGAAAGAGCATTCATCAAAGGTGGGATCATTCCAATCCGGAACATTATCTCCAAGCGTTATTCGTTATAGCAAAGGAAAAACGACCTTTGATTGTCCTAAAGAGCTTTTATATCAATTCAATTCTTCGTTTCACTTAAAGCTTTCAAATAAGTGTTGCTATGAAATGAAGAAAAACCCAGCACGTTCATTCGAAATGCAATCCGGGAGAAGAATAGCGATCCTTGGCTTAAGAATGGCTGAAGGAGGCCAAAGGAAAAACCACAAGGGATGTGCAGTGTTCGAGGGGGGGGCATTAAGAAAGTTCAAGCCTCTCAATCCAATAAGTGATCAATGGGAGGATTGGTTCGTTAAAAAAGAACAAATAAAACTATGCGATCTTTATTATCCGCCATTCGATTTCAAAAGAACCGGTTGCAAAGGATGCCCTTATTCGATTGATCTTGAAAAGCAGCTTGAAATCATGGAAAGGCTTATGCCGGCAGAAGCCAAGCAATGCGAAATTATCTGGAAACCCGTTTATGAAGAATATCGAAGAATTGGCTATCGATTGAAAAAAAATACTCAAATAAAGTTGTTTTGATGTCAATAAATAATCGTTTTAGTGCAAAAAGTTAGATTTGAGTGCAACAAATGCCATTTTGAGTTCAAAAATCATCGTTTCAGTAACAAAAAGGAGAATATTATGGCAAAACGATCGGAAAGTCTGACGAAGAGATCTTCTGGAAGGATGATTAAGTCTTTCCGGGGAGCGCAACGAACGCATCCAATCAAAGATCCTCAATTAAGGCAGGATTTCATCGCTTGGTTTTATCTTCGGGTCAAAAAAGCAAAAACCGAACTGAAAAAAGACCAGGCTAAAAGAGATCTCATGATTATTCTCACCGCTATGAACACCGCTTTCAGAGCTGAAGATCTTCTTCAATTGAGGGTGAAAGACATCGACAAAGGCTTCATGTCGGTCAAAGAGAACAAAACCGGGAAGATTCAAAACTTTCCTTTGAACAAAGAGCTTTATCAAAAATTAATTGATTACGTCAAAGACAATTCCCTAAGTCGCGAAGATTATATCTTTAATCCCCAGCAAACGAAGTCGCAAGGACGTCCCTACACCGATCCGATCACAAGGCAAAGAATGAATCAGATCATCAATAAAGCGGTCCAAGGATCCGGAATACCCTATTCCGTAGGGTTGCATGGTTTGCGGAAAACATTTGGTTATGTATTCATCAAAGAGAACAAAGGAAATCCTTTGACTCTCATGAAAATGTACAATCACTCGAATATGAGCGTCACGCAGCGCTATGTCGAATGGGACATCGATGATGCCCAGAAAGAAAGGGAGAACGTCTTCATTGATTTCAAATCAGGAAAGAAAAAGAGGAAATAACCATGGATCAGGAAAATGCAAACGATAATCAGATTTTTAAATTGAAGCCTGCAACCTCCGGATTTGAGCTTTGCCCATTCAAGGCAGTCGTAAAAGTTCAAAGTCTTTATATCAAACAATTTGAGATTGAGGATTCCGATTGCCCGGAAGGAAACATTGGTGGAGTCAATCGCTGGCTCGATTATTGGTGTGGAATCATAGATCCTGCAAATTATTCGACATTGACGCAAATCATCGGGAACGGATCCTTCGGCCAAGATGACAGTACCTTCAAGCCGATTTGCGACAATTTGAGAAAGCTTGGCTATGTCATCATTTTGGATCCCGAAGAGCAAAAAAGACTTATTTCCGAAAGATCAAGGCTGCTTAAAACGATTAATAAACAAATTAAAACAATGACCATATCAAAGAAAACGGCAAACAAACAAATCTATGAAGTTTTAAAAGATTTGAACCAAACAATCGAAAAAAACAAATTTGCAATACAACTAAACATCGATAGAAACTCCGAGAAAACAAATATTGGAAAACATTTGCTAGAAACGCCTATGAAAATAAAGGATTAAACAACCATAACTACTAGGATAAACCATGATTGATTTTCAACCCTTGAAAGTTTGCTAGATTAAGTGGAAATGGAAAGTAAATAAAACACCATTTTATCAAGATTTACTTCGATTGAATCTTACAAAACAACCTAATTTAATCCATTTTAAAAAATGCATAAATAAAAAATCATAACGATTTAGAGAGATCCTTTGTCCGGGGAAGAAGAAAACGATCGTCCCGAGCAAAGTAACATTTAATCGAAACAATCATGCGATTATTGCCTCAATAAAATGAAAGGATGGCAAGAATGTCAAAGCAAAACAACAATGCAATTTCACAGTATCTAAGCCTACTTTCATTGATTTCAACCAAAGAGAAAGAACTCTCTAATCTTAATGTCAAAAAAGCCGAGATTGAGGTGGTGTTAGCGAAGCTAAAGAACGATAACAATGACCGTCATTTTAACGTTGTCTATGATCACCTGGTCAATGGCATTTCCTTGACTAAGTGTGCGGATAAATATAACTACACGAGAAGCGCCGTTAATAAGATTATCAGCAATTATCGAAAGAATAATTGAAATCTTTCCACTACTTTCCACTAGGCAAATCGGGATAAATCTTTTCGCGTTGTGTTATTAATCATCACGGAAACGGAGTTCGCGTGTGCTTTCAAGGCAGCGCTTGTGCTCATGTTGGAACCGTTTCCTTCTTTTGCAAAAGGAGTAGATAGTGCCAAGTTCTCATGGTCCTAGAGTCGATGCCTTCTATCATTCGGCCGAATGGAAGAAGTGCAGGGATGCCAAGATCAGGCAGGCTCATGGTGTTTGTGAGAAGTGTGGCAAGGTCGGGACTGAAGTTCATCACATCATTCCGTTGACCGAGGCCAATATCGATGATCCTTCGATTCGAATTGGTTTGGATAACATGATGCTACTGTGCAAGCCGTGTCATGACCAAGCTAGAGCGATTACAGGGACATCGGGGAAACGATGCGTTTTTGATGAAAGTGGGAGAGTCACGGGAATGAAAGACACCCCCCCGGTTCCTTCGGCCAAATGGAGCCGTTAGGCTCACCGGGCTGGGAGTGGCGAAATAAAAATTCCCGAAAAATCCCCTTGAAGACCCGAAAACCGAGATGATCCAAAAAGAAAGGAGGTAAGCGCAAAAGATGGTCCAAGAAATGAAGAAAACGAAGCGAGGAAGGCCGCTTAACATGAGCGGAGTCTTCTCTTCGAAACACCATTACACGAAAGCCGAGAAGCTTGAATTCTCTCACCGCGCCGAAACCCTCCAAAAAATGGCGGAAGGAAGCGCTCTTTTGCCTCCTTCATGGATCTCAAAAACATCGAAAGAGATCTTCGATGACGTCATTTCGGACTACAAGAAGCTCCATGCCGAGATTCTTTGCGATCTCGACATGAACGAATTAACCATGTACTGCGATTCTTTGGCCAATTATCTTTTCCACAAAGAGAATTTGCCAAAATTCCGCCAGAAGATGAATGAGTTAATCGACCAGGCTGATGGCGTGGCCGACAAAGCAAAGGAAGACGAGGACTATAAATCATACCGAGATCTTCTTGGCTCAATTCGATCTCTTTCTTATTCCATCAAAAACGAGGAAGACGAAATGTACCGACAAGAATCGCTTTTCATGCAACATGCTAACCAGCTTGGTTTGACTCCTGAAGGAAGGGCTCGTTTGGCCGATCGGAAGAAAATCCAAGAAGAGGAAGACAAAGATCCCGGAGCGGCTTGGGCAAACAAGATCTCTATCAAATCTTCTAAGGACATCAAGGCCTGATCATGGAAACAACCGCTGTTGAAAAATACATAAAATCAATCGAATCCGGAAAGGAAACGGTTGGATATTGGGTTCGCACCTGGTATCTAAATCACATTAAACCAGTGATTGAAGATAAGGATCCAAAATACTATTTCGATCCCGAAGCCTCTTCTGATTTCTACAATTTCATCGACGATTTTTGCCTTAATACCTCAAATCCGCGATTCTATGGCAAATCTTTAAAGCTTCTCGATTTTCAAAAAGCGAAATACGATTGCCTATTAGGAATTAAAAGCCGGGAAACCGATCTCAGAAGATTCCATCGCGTGGTCGATGAGGAAGGCCGCAAAAACGGGAAGACCGGAGCGGTATATCCTTTGCCGCTTTACATGATGGTCTCAGGCGGCGGCATTCAATGCACCTGCCTCGCTTCCAAACTCGATCAAGCGAAAATCCTATGGAATATGTGCGCCAAAGCGATCCAAATGAATCCAAGCCTTGAAAAACATTTATTCGATGTTCAGAGATTCAATCCATCGATCATTTCCACAAAAGGATCTTTGAATCTAAATTCGACTTTCAAGCCTTTAGCTAGAGATCAGTCAAAAGACGGCGGCGGAAATGATGGCTATGAATTTTACGTCGGTATCATCGACGAAATACACAAGGCAACGCAAGAGCAGCAAGACAGCATCATCCAAAGCCAGTCAGCAATGGATGCGCCGATACTTTGGGAAATGGGAACCTGCGGAAATAAACGTTATTCCCTTTGGGACGATTTGCGCCTCATGTGCAAAAAAGTCATTCTTGGCATCCAACAAGACGATTCCCTTATGCCGATTCTCTATGAAGCCGATAGCGATGATCTCGAACTCATCCCGGAGAACGAGCGTCCGAAGAAAGACGATCCCTTTGACATCACCATTTGGGGAAAGGCCAATCCGTCGCTTGGATATATCAAAAAAATAGAGTCTCTTGATGAACAAGCTTTGATGGCCAAAAACAATCCCAATCAGAAAATCGATTTTCTGAGAAAGGATTTGAATATCATCGGCCAAGAAAGCGTTGGATGGCTTTCCAGCGATCTCATCATCAATCATTTCGTTTACACCGAAGAGGAAATGAAGGAATTCGATAACTCAACCGTTATCGGCGCTTTCGATCTTTCGAAGACAAACGATCTAACCGCATGGGGGACTTTGATTTTCGACAAAAAAAGAAATCAGATTTTCCTTCAGCTCCAGTGCTGGTGCACCCAAGATTTCTTGGATTCCACGTATGCGAAAGAAGCTGGCGTTCCTTGGCAAGCTTGGATCGAGCGAGGTTTCCTCAAAATTTCGGGCTCCCATTTAATCGATTATCACGATATCTCAAATCATCTTCTTGGCGAGTTTAAGCGACATGGCTACACTTTCGACAAAATCTGCTACGATCCATATTCAGCGAACTATCTTATCGAAGAAATCGATGCTTTAGGATGGTCCAAAAATGGATGTTTAACGCCTGTTCCGCAAGGTTTCAAGTCCTTGAATATTCCAATGCAGGAGGCTCATGCCCTTCTTCAGGGTAAAAAAATCGTTTTCAACGACAACCCGATGGTAATGTGGATGTTTTCGAACGTCGAACTCGTCGAAGACCGAAACGGGAACATGATGCCCAACAAGGCCGAGGACAGAAAATGCAACAAGATAGACGGTTTCTCAGTTCTGTTGGATTGCCTCTTTGCCTATTGCCAAAACAAGGATTATTTCTTGCCGGAAGGAGGCCATGATGGGAGCGCTAAATAATTTCCTATCAAAAATCTTCGGGGGAAGAAAAGAAAACACTTTCCCTAAGGGCGAATTGGTCAATTTCATGAGCCTTTTCTCCACTAATGAGGTCAGATCTGATCTAAATTCGACTTTCATTTCGTGCCTCGACACTAACGCCCAATTTTTATGCAAGATAAAACCTGAAGTCCAAATCAAAGGCGATAGCGCCAAAAATAAAAAGGATCTCACTTATCTCCTATCCGTGAAGCCAAACCGAATCATGGATGCTCCGACATTCTGGGAAGCGGTGGCAAGAAGTTATTTCGAAAATAATGTTGCTATTTGCTGGGTGATTAGAGATCTTTTCTCAACTGATCTTTCTCCGATCGAAATTTACCCATTAGATATTAGCGAGACAGGACTGAATCTTGGGGTTAATCCTACCGATGGAAACCTTTATTCCTCATTCAGAATCAACGGACAAATCCATTACGCATCATCCGAAGATCTAATTATCGTTCAGCGGAATAGATCCATCGGAGAGCTACTTGGAAAAAGAAGCAAATCGATAGACCAGGCATTGAAGGTCATTGCCGCTGGCTATGCCGGGGCTGAAAAGGCCGTCACGGAAAGCCAATACATCCGTTTCATCGCTCAAGGATCAACGCAACTCAGTGATGAAAATCAAAAAAAATATAATGCCATTCTTCAAGATGTTCTCAATACCGCAAAAAATGGCGTTGCCGTCATTCCGTCAGGCGCAACATTAGTTCCGGCAAACAGCCAAGGAAAATGGCTTCCCGATGCCGATCTATCCGGATTCAAAAGTGATATTTATGAATACTTCGGGGTCAATGAAAAAATCGTCAGCGCCATGTTCACGGAAGACGATTATCAATCCTATTACGAGAGGACGCTTGAGCCTTTTTGCTCGAAATTAGGGGCCCAATTGACCATAAAGCTTCTATCCGAAAACGAAATATCAAAAGGCAATGAAATCGTCGTTCCAACATATCCCCTTCAAACGGTTTCGATCAAGACGAGAATCGCCTTGGCTACCGCGATGGAAGGGCTTCCGATGGTGGTTCCAAATGACGTATTATCGCTTTTATACCAGCCCACTTATGCCGGTGGGGAAAACCCTCAAGCCTCTCTCAATTGGGTGAAGGCACAAGACCAATCTAAATATCAAACCGGAACTTCGAACGGCCCTCCAAAGATTGATTCGAAAGACGATTAGCCAAGCAAAAATAAGGAGGACAAAAAATAATGCCTAGCAATTTAGAAAAATTAGCCGAGGAAATCAAAAATAGGCGAGATCATCCGAACGATTATCACCGAGTTTTCGATATCAGGGCCGGAGAGCCACAAACCAACGATTCCCAAAACGATCTAATCGTGGAGGGGAAAGCTGTTTCTTTCAATGACAGAACTCTTTTGTTCACTTGGGGAGATACAAAAGTATTCGAAATCATTGACCGCCATGCCTTTGACGATTCATCTGCTTACAACGATACCTTCTTTAAATATAACCACTCAGAAGAGCAATTGCCCCTAGCCAGAGTAAGAAACGGGACTCTTTCTTTAACGATAAAAGATGCCGGCTTATATATGAGGGCAAAACTAAATCCCGAAGTTCAAATAAGCCATGATCTTTTTGCCTCAATAAAGCGAGGAGATATCAATAAAATGTCGTTTGCTTTCACTACCGATGTGGAGGCCCAAGACAATTCGGTTGACGGCGAAGTTACCTTCACCGTTCAAAAAATTAGGAAGCTCTATGACGTCGCCGCTGTAATGGTGCCGGCATATGAGAATACGGAGATCTATGCGCGCAGGCAGGGAGAGGTGGAGACCTATCTTGCCAAGGTGGAGACCGAAAAGCGCGCGGAAGAACTTCGGCTGCTTCGCCTAAGAGCAGGGGCTCCTTGCCTAAATCTTGGCGAAAAAAAGTAATCTAGGAGGATTACATTATGAATGAAGCACAAATCAGAGCTCGCATTGTTGAAATCAACACACGAAAAGCCCAGCTTGACAGCATCATCTCTTCTTCTCAAAAAGCAGAAGACATCGTGGCCGCGAGAACGGAAGCCGATGCCCTCATCGAGGAGCGAGGAAGACTCACTGGCCAACTTACCGAAATGACCCGAAATTCGGCTATCACTGCTCTCGAAGTGAAAGAAACGGAACAACGCTCCGCTGGAAATCAGCCTTTGCCAACTGCCAAATTGACTCTTCGTTCTGCTTTGGCGTTATCTATCGGCCTTGCCTCAAGAAAAAAGGCACCCACTGACGAACAAAAGCGAAACCTCAGCAATGCCATGACAACGACGGCAACAACTTATGTTGCTCCGACTGCCGATGTCGATGGCGTCAACAACGCCGGCGTCTTCATTGCAACCACTGCCCTTCTTGATCTTCTTAAAGAAGATAAGAAACTAACCCCGATTCTCAATGACATCCTTTTTACCAACATTAAAGGATTGACGGTTTATCCTTATCGCAAATCACGTGGAACGGCCGCCGTCAAAGCCGAGAAATCTGGAACGAAACAGGATTCGATGGAATGGGGCACTCTTCAGCTCGTAAAAGGAACTCTCCAAATCACCTTGGAAGTTACTGACGAAATCATAGCTCTTTCCGATATCGATCTTGGGGCTTACCTTCTTAGCGAGATTGAAAACGATCTTACCGAAGATTGGGCCTCCGAACTTATCTACGGATCTGGTGCCGACAATCACGTTTCGGGAGTCGTCAACGGCGTCACCGTTACCGTTCTAACTTCCGGATCCGAACTTGACGGCGTGATTTCGCTTCTTCACTCCCTCCCCGGAAAATTCCGTCGTGGCGCTAAGGTCTATGTCTCTCAAAAAATCTACGACAAAGTGGTGGAAACGAAAGACACCAACAAGAACTACATTTTCAACGTTTTCAACGCTGCTGGTGCATGGACTAACGTCGATGGGTCTCCTGTCATGCTCGATGAAACCCTCAATACAGGCGATGTCGTTATCAGCAACATTGCCCGTTTCTTCAAGGCTAACATGCTTTCTCCGTTGACCTTGGAAAGCCAAAAAGAGATCACCACTGGCATCACTACTTATGTTGCCAAGGAATTCTGCGCTTCAGCTGCGGTTCTCTCGTCCGTTGCCTATGCCCATCTGAGCTAATCCGACCTCAAGAAAGGAGGCGGCGATAATGGCTGAAGAAAAGAACATTCTGACCACTAGCGAGGCCCGCGACGTTTTGCGCCTCGATGGGGACATCCCCGATTCGGTCATTTCTTTTAATAACCAGGTAGCCACCTCCTTTGTCGATAGCCGAAGTGGAAAGAAATGGGAAGATGAAAATTCCATCGATCCGGAAGCCAAGGCTTGCGCGTCTCTCGTCCTTCAGCAGACTTTCTATCATGACGCCGATCACGATTTCAGAAGCGGCATCTTCGATTATATCGAAGAACTGAAAATGAAAGCGGGGTTGGCCTCATGAGCGATTACGCTTTTCCTAACAAAGATCACAAGATCCAAATTTATTCCGAAAAGAAGATCCTTTGGAGAAACGAATCCAAAAAAGGGACTTATCTTAAAAGGGTTTACCTCAATCAAAAAAACATGCCGTTTTGGGCCTACATTAGACAAAATGTGGCCCAAACAAACGAGCAAAGCGATGCGACTTTCCCCGGGAACCGATATCTTATCGTCATCAATTACCGGGATGGCGTAAAAGCCAATGACTTCGTCAAATGGGGCAATAAGACTTTCAAAATTCTTTCAACGGATGAGTTCGAAGGCAAGAAGACCGAATTGAAGCTTTCCTGCCAAGAGATCGATATTGAAAAAGACTCCGGAGTTTCCGAAGTCTATGCGAAACAGTCCTTATGACCTCACCCGAAATCATGGCAAACGCCATGAAAGAGATCCAAAAGGCCCTAGAAGACTCCAAAACAAAAAATGGATCGACTTTGGGGATCGACGAGATCTCTAAAACAAAAAGCATCATATTTTGGTTTAACAAATGCGATTCTCCGGAAGCTGCCAAAAAAGACACCTTCATCGTTTGGAAGATTGCCTCTCTTGACCAATCCGGAAGCGCTGACGATCGCGCCGTTGCGAGGAAGATACTAGCCTATGTCGATATTTTGACCGTAAAACAGCCTGACGATGACGCATTGATCAAAACACTCAAATCAATCGCCGATTCCTTCGAAGGCAAGGACTGGAGCTTCGAACTATCCAGTCCGCCCTATTACGACAGTTCGAGCAAACGTTACCAGCTGAGTTATTCAGCGGAAAAACAGTTAAGTTAAGGAGGCCATAAAATGGCATGCAAATTATTCAGAATATTCCCTTTCACCACAAAGGGAACTGACGGCTTCCCCGTCGTCACCGCTCCAGTTAAGCTCGTGGCGCCGGGCACCAATGAAAATGAGATTAACACGGTCTCAGTTTCCTATACCACCGAGAAAGGGACCGTGACGATTTCCGCCGATGATTCAAGGGAACAAAAAACCACGATCACCGGATATTCCGTAGCCGTCGAAGCTTACGGCATCAATCCTGATGCCATTGCTGCCTTGGGACTGGCGGTCAAGGATGTCAACGGCAACCTCATTTTTACAACGGAAAACACCAAACATGTCTGCCTTTTCGCCAAATCGGCAAGTCAGAAAGGCCTGAAGAAGGAATCATGGTTTTATGACGTCGTGGCCCAGCCTCTTGACGAAAAATTCAAAACCCAGCTCAAAAACGAAGTCGCGGACCTCATCACTTTGAACTTCACTGGCAGTCTCCTATCTACAACTGCTTTTGGAGATGTTCCTTTTTCCGAAGTTTTTGAAGGAAATACTGGTTATATTACCGGCGATCCTTCCGCGACTGACTTCTACAAGGGAGCGGCGGCTATCTGATTATGAAAACTTATGAATTCAACGGCCATAAATTGGTCGATAACGGAAATGTCCCCGAATATTACTTCGACATTACGGGGCATGACGTTATCAACGATACGGTGGCACAAATTTCCAGTGAACCTAAGCCCGCCATTTTCTATGGCTCACTTTATGTCGCTCTCCGCCTAGCCTATCAGAACGTCGTCAAGGAAGAGGGAAAGATCGATCCCGATATCAATGGTAAATCCGTTTCGGATATCCGGAAGGAACTCCCACTGTCGGAAATGCTCAAGCCCGATCTTATCAACATCTGCAACAAATTCATTACCAGGGACACCGACGAAAAAAAACCGCTTGCGGGGGAGGCAACGGGACTCCCTGCAAATTCATCTACGCAGTCTTCCTCGCCGTCGAGCTCGGGCTCCCCGAACGCTGGCTCTGGAGACTCAGTTTCAGCGAAGTGATTGATTGGATCGTTTTCCGAAGTCCGAAAGAGGAGGATCCCGGAAGCGGCAAAGTTACGCTTTAAAAAGGAGGCATCGCATGTCAGATGAGGAATCACCCCTAACTTCTTATTTAGCTTCGATGTCCTCCTCGCTTGAGCCGTCCATTAAGGCGGTGATCAAGGATCAGATCGACAAGGAAGCGAAGGCCTGTTTCGTCAAAATGTACGATCTCACCCCGGTTCGGACTGGAGCGCTCCGGGATTCCCTTCAAATGACGAAGATCGATAAGCCAAACAAGTATGGCTGGTCAATCGATTATATCGGCTATGACGTCCATGGCCAAGCCTACAGCGTGATTGCGAGAACGCTCAATAAAGGAGGCAAGGAAAACAGTTTCCAAGCCACCCACCACATCGATGCCGCCGTTCATCTTCTAAAAGGGATGGACGCCCGCATCGTGGAAAGCGTCGATGAGAAAATCAGCAAGATCTTATAGCGAAGGGAGGACCAATCATGGCGGAAACGGCGGTAACACGAAACCTATCTGAGATAGACGCGCAGCTAAAGGAGCTAAGTGCCTCTATTAAATCGTGCACCATCGATTCAAAGGGCCTTGATAAAGCTCTGAAGCTCGATCCTACAAACATGTCCCTTGCCAGCACCAAGACTGGCGTCTTAAAGGACCAAATTGAATTGACCAGGCAAAAACTGGATGCCCTAAAGCAAAAGCAGTCCGAATATGACAAACAAATCGCCGCAGGGGTCCCAATTGATCAAGCCGAATATCGGAAATTGACGGTCCAAATCGCCGAATGCGAAAGTCAAGTTTCTACGATGACCAAACAAACTTCGGCCTTGAATACAACGAATCTCGACACCCTTAAAACGCAATTATCGGGGGTGTCCAAGGTCGCAAAAGCCCTTTTGGCGGGAATCGTTGCTATTGCCGTTGCTTTCGCCGCTGAAGGTTCGGAAATAGCGGACAACGCTTCTGCCGTCAACGTCGATGCCGAAACTTATCAGAAGATGAGCAATATCTTCGCCAAAACCACCGGGGACGCAAGCAATTATTCTTCAGCAATGGGGAATGTCACAAGGGTCCTTGCCGGCATCAGCAAAGGATCAACCAAAAGCCAAGAGGCTTTAGCAAGCATCGGGCTAACGATGGACGATCTCAAAGGCAAAAGCGCCCAAGAAGCTTTGGAAATTATCACTGGGGCCTTGAGCAAAGTTACCGACGAGAGCGAAAGAACGGTTCTAGCAACGGCATTGCTTGGCGATAGCGGAACCGCAATGGCACAGGTAGCAGGATTGACTGCAAGTCAGATCTCTACTCTCAATGACAATCTTGAAAGTACGGGCATATTGACTAATGAGCAAGTTGCTTCGGCAAAAGAGTTGAAAACCACTTTTGAAAATCTAAAAAGCAAATTTATGGAAGTTGCCGCACAACTTGGGACGGCTTTGATGCCGGCATTCGAAGCTTTTGCAAATATATTAGCTGGCCTCGCTCCATTTCTTTCCATTGTGGCGTCTGGATTAAAGGCGATCGGTCCGGCAGGGCAAATTGCTTTGATTGGAATTATTGCTTTGATCGCGGTTCTTCCAAGTTTGATTACTGGGATAGGGGCTTTAAAGGTCGCATTGGATGCCTTAGCGGCCAATCCGATCATGTTAGCTGTGGCGGCCGTCATCGCCGGGACCGCGATCATCGGAGGTGCGGCTCTCTTGATTTCCGGATTGGCTAATTCGGCAAATACAACATCTTCTTCGAGTTCGACATCAACCACCGACAATAGCACGACAACAATCAGTGTTTATAGCGATAGCACATCTTCTTCGGACGAAATCGCGGATAAAGTCGTCACCAAAATCGTGGAAGCCAAGAAAGCGAGGGGAATGCTATGAGCGCAAAAAGAAAATTCTCCTTATTGGTACGCGATTTCGACTGGAACGAAATTTCCGGATATGATTTTTCCGACATCGGAACAATCAGTTCGAATGCCAAGGTTTTCTCTCCTTCAGGTATTGGGGGATTTGAGCAGGTGATCACCGTTCAGTCGGGGCCGGTCATCGATTACATTGTCCAACAAACGATAAAGAAGAACGACATAAAGCTTAATCTCGCCTTTTTCGGCAAAGATGCGCTGGTGAAAATAGAATCTTTCAGATCATGGATCGCGGCTTACATCAATGCCTCGGTTTACCGTTTGACCTTGAATATCAATACCTCAACGGGCTTGATTGGTGATTCCGGGGTCGATCGCTACGTTGACGTCGTTTCCAAGAAATTGGAGCCTTCAGAGCTCAAGAACGGGGTGGCGCAGGCCGTTCTAACCCTTCAACCAATAACTTTGCCTTATAGCAAGGAAAGCACCGAGATCATCATCTCAATTATCACCGCTTCGAAAGCCTATCCTTACGCCTATCCTTACGCCTACGGCGGAGGAACTTATGGAAACACCGGGAAAATAACGAACAATTTCATGGAAAGAATACCGCTTATCGTTACTTTTCATGGCCATATTTCAAACCCTCAAGCTTCATTGGTAAAAGATGGAGAGTCTTACGCGACGATAAAGTTTACAGGTATGGATCTTGCTGTGGGATGCTCTTTAAAAGTTGATGCTGTAAATGGAAGGATCATTTTCACCGACGTCAACGGAAACGAGACCGATTATTACAACGAAATCGACAAAACAGAAGACACATTTCTTTATGCCGAGCCAGGGGAGAGCATTCTTACACCAAATCTTGATCAAACCGACGTTAGCAAGCCTTCGGTCGATGTGAAAATCGTGCAATACACACTATAAGGAAAAAAGAATGTTCATAACCTTATTTGATAAAAACTTCCAAGCATTGGGGACCAATAAAACTTACTATTGTTCATCCTGGTCTTTGACGCGGAGATCTTATGAGATGGATTCTTTTACCGCGACATGCGCCGAAATCGAAAACAGCGCCCTTGCGGTTTATGTCGCTCTATTTGACGAAAAAGGAAAATTGAAATATCTTGCACTTTCCGGAAGGCCTAAGAACGAAAGCGGACTAACTAAAATAACGGCCATGGATTTAAGGCGAGTGTTTCTCCAAAAATGCTGGATCCAATATTCCTCTTATCAATCCAGTCCAACCGTGAAAAATTGGGTTTCCTATCTTTTGAATCGCCCAATCGCTATCTCCGGAGGGTATCTTGGAATAAGTTATTCCGTTGATTTGATCGATTTTGACACCAACGCTGTTTCTTGGATTTCGGGATCGATTGCAAGCGCCGATTCTGCCGGCGATCTTTGGGAAGAGCTTCAGGCGGCGATGATGCGATATGGATTCGTTCTTTCCGTCGAGGGAAACATTACCACCGATTCTGGAACTAATAAAACTACCGGAAGCATCACTGTCAAGGCGAAAGTCCTTTCCGGGACCTATTCGATAAAACTGTCCGATTTCGACACCGCAAGAGTGATGGATGATTCCACAGACCCTAATAGAGCCATCGCTAGATCAACTGATGGGATGAGCCAAATCGAGTATTGGATTTTCTATTACAAGGATGGATCGGAGAAGGTTATTGAGAAAAACGCCGGTCTATCTTTAATGTCTGGGAACAGCAATATTTTCCTTCATTACCCTGCTTGTTATGAGATCTACGTTGAAGACGATTTCAACAAGGCCTGCTCAGAAGCCCAAAACGAGATGGAGAAAAACCGTTATAAAGGATCCGTGGAGCTTCAACTCGACACTTCTTTGGCGAATCAGCTTCGAAGCGCCAATCTTTGGAGCCAAGGGCTTATTTACGGCTACAACAGCGCCGACGATAGCTCGGCGAAGCTTCTCCCCATGATGTCCATAACCGAAGATGACAAAGGAAGCATGTCATGCGTCTTCGGCCGTCTCGATGATTATTTCAATATTTGAAAGGAGGCATAGATCATGTCAGAAACTAATACAATCGAACTAATAAGAAAAAACGGGCAAGCCTCCGTCAGCGCTTATGATGATGCCGTCATATTCCATGCCGCCATAGGCCATGATTGGACCAATTCGACTAGGGGAATCGTTTTCAAAAGCGTTTACAAAGAGTTCGGATGGTCTATCGACACCGTTAATAAAAAACTCTCAATTTTGGCAGGTTACGGGCAGCTTTATGGCCGCCAATTCAAATTGGCTTCCGGTTTGACTTACGATATTTCCCTTGCCACTTTGGGTGCTACTTATTTATTGGTTTACGTCGAGATAAACGCCTCGGTCAATCCGGAAACTATTGCGATAAAAACAATTTTCGGGTCAGGGATTCCTAGCCCCGGAAACGTTGACATTTATGCCAGCGCATCTGGAATTGCGACTATGCTTCTTTATATTTTTTATTGGACCGGATCATCTCTTAGTCTTTTTGCTGATTATCGCCATATCCGTGAGCCTGGTACTTCTGAATCGGCTTTGTCAATACCGGCTGAAGGCTATATCAACGGAACTTTGGTTGAGGATCTTGTTGAAAATGGAACCGGTTATGTCAAAAAAACAAGAGTAGCCGATGTGGCCACAACTGCAGCATCGATGGGGCCGTCCGGCAATACAAACCAAATCGATGAAAACCTTAAATTCACAAACAAAAACTGCCGAATGCTTACGAGCCATATATGCATTTTTAATTCTTCGAGCGAGTTGGCTTCAAATGATTCCGCTGATTGCATTATAGATTCTCTCCCGACTGGAACTATTGTTGGATTTTTCGTTAATATCGTTGGCGAGAGGCCGACCGGATCATCGACTTATGCAAATTTTTATGCCGATGGCTATATTGCGAATGGCATTACTGAATTTTATTGCACTTCCGAGACGAGCAATGCTGTAACCAACAACAATGGAAGAATAACTTTTCTTCAAACAAATCCATCATGCTGGGCAAAAATAACAATTGATTTATCACATAAAAAAGTGACGATACAAGCTTTAAATAACAATCTTCATTCTTTCAATATTACTTTCGCTATCTTGGCGGGAGGTGTTTAATGGCTAATCTTGAATTGGTAACTAAAAACGGGGGAATTGCCAACGCTTTCAGCGATTCCATAATTTATCATTCTATTTTCGGTGATGACAATAGAGCTCTGACTCGCGGAGTTATTTTCAATGGGATAGGATCTTCGCTTAGTGCTTTCGTTGACCAAAGTGGTAAAAAGATAACTATCGGGACCGGAATGGGTGCTTTATACGGAAGACAATTTGAAATAGTTTCTCCTATTGAGTTCGATCTCAGCGCATTAACAGGAATAAAATATTGCTTAATTTATATTGAAGTCTCTACCAAGAATGTTACCGCTCAAACGGCGAAGCTTAAATTGGCTTATGACAGCGGTGGTTATCCCACGATTCCAAATGCTGATATCTATTCAAGCGAATTAGGCATTGCCGTGATGCCGATTTGGCGCTTTATTCTAACTACCACTTCGTCAACGCCAATCTCAGCCTTGACTAAACTCTTCTTTGGTAAAAACCCCGGGCAGGTTTTCAAAACGAAAAGCCTTCAGGCGAGAAGCTTCATTTTTAATAACAAAGTTTCCGAGATCCAAGATCCCGGGAAAGATTACTGGCTCAAGTCTAGAAATGCTGACTTGGCAACGACTTCGGCAAGGTTTGGCGGCCATTTATTTGATGCATCTTTGAACATCGACAGTTCATGCCAGGCTTTCGCGATCGCCGACACCCAAAAGATCACTTCTGATCAGCACACGACTAATGATGGCGTTAGCGGTTCTTGCTGGCAGGATGGCGATGATGTGTCTTATAAACTTTATGATTTAACGCCTTCGAACAGCCAAGCAAAAATAAGCGGGTGGATGGTTTACATGAAACTTTCCACCGCCAAGTTTAATTGGGGATTTTTGGGCCTCGGATCTCACTGGGAATATGACGTCAAAGATTGGGTTACCTCATTTATCATTCCGAAATCAGGTCCGACGATTTATCTCGCACAAGATGCCTTAAACCATTCCATTTATGTTAAAAACGATCCTCCTGAAGCCGGAATTCAAATTTTGACAATAGTTCTTCCAAGCTTTCTATGCCGACAATTAACGGTTTTAGGTTTAAAAATAAATTTTTACCCTAAAGCCGAGATAATTTGCAAAAGTTCCTATCGAACTTATGGGGAGATTCATTTAACCCCTTTGTTGAATCTTATTTAGGAGAAAATCAAAATGGCAATCAAACTTCTCGAATCGATCAATTCTGAAAGCAACGACACCGTTCAGTATCCGGATGACGGCGCTCCGATAAACTTTCTTTCCGCTTACAAGAAAAACGGAAGGATTTTCGGAGCCTCCGTGACTATCAATGGAAAGGTTCTGACTATCTCTAAGGGTCTCTTAATTGCAAGGGGATTCCGCTTGGCAATTGATGGATCCACGGTTTTGCTTGATCTAACAAATTCGGCGATGCCGGCATCTCAAACAACTTTTAATATATTGATCTCCATCATCAGGACGGGGCATAACGCCACTTTCTCGGTTTCCTATCGTAATTCCTCGCTTTCCTATTCCACCGACGCCATCGATCAGGACGAGGGAACTTACGAGCTTAAAATCGGGATTTTGACTTTGAATTCTAGCGGCATCGTTGGCTATGCCGATGCGCTAACGACGATCGCTCCCCCTTCCTCAAGCGATTCGTCTTCCGGTGTCGGATCGATGCTTCCGCCCCCTGAGCTTGAGATCGTCTCAAGAAGGGCGGGAGGAGCTTATGGCGGTTATCTTGCCATCCGGAACAAGGGGGATTATTCCGGATATGCCACTAAATACTCGGTCCGATTCCAGCTTTTCCGATTCATGAGGAAGGCCAAATACCGCGAGAGAAGTGGGTCAACAAAGGTTTATCTTAGGAAAAGCGCGTTCGTTCAGCCAGCCGTCTCGTTGGGCTGGGGGACCGCTAAAATTCCGGTCATCGTCCTTCTTTCAGATCTTCAGACGGTGACGGTGACGGCAAACGGGACCTTCAGTTACATCCGGAAAGACATTGTTTGCCCGATTTCGAATTTCGTAACATCGATGTTCTACGTCCCCGGAACGACGAAAACAGCCGTCACTAATTCCACCAACGTTTACAGCATCCGATCCACTCGGTCCGAGAAGAAAAAGACGATCGGGCAATATGGAAAGCACGCCAAGCACAATTTCTTCATCTTCGCCTACAAAGTCTATCTCTACAGCGGATCGGCGAGAATAGCGGAAAGCCCATTCTCAAAAACGGTGGTGATAACCCCGAATTATCATATGAAAGTAGCGAATGGGGCTTCGACCGGAATCGCTGGAAAGTTCCGGATCCTGATTGAGTGACGAAAAATGGCAGGATCCTTTCCGGAGCTCCAATTGCCCCTATTAGAGGCTGATAAGGCGCCCGAGGCCATAAGCCTCCCGAGCCCGGCCTGTTAGGGAGTCTGGCCGTGAGCCGGCACCATTAAAGGGGCGATGTGGATCTCCGGAAAGGACCTTGCCTAAAATCCGATCAAATATTATTTCCAAAAATGTCAAACAAAAGGAGGCATTGAAAATGGAAAACACACTAGAAATTCAGCTCCATGAAACTGGAGAGCTCATCCCCGTAAAGGACGGATCGTCTTCCTTGGGGGTTGAGATGGAAAGCGGAGCGACAACTCTTCAGATTGATCTTCCGGCGTCGGCTTTCGGGATGAATCATTATCTCGAATTCGTCAAACCTGACGGGACGGCCGTTTCATCCGCCCCGCTGATTGAAACAACCAGCGCCGCAGGGATCCATTCGATCTCGCTCTCTGCCGGCAACACCATCACAGACATCGCGGGCCGCTACACTATTCAATATGTAGCAAGGTCTAAGGATTCGACGCCGAAGACGCTAAAGAGCAAAATCATCTATCTCGACATTGATCCATCCACCAATGCGGTGTCTTATATCACCGAAAGCGATCCCGATTTCATCGCTTGGGCCACCAAACAAATCGCGGAACTGACCGCGAAGGTGGGAGGGCTCGATTCCGACGAAAGCGACGATCCTGCCACCAAACAAGAATTGGGAGATGAATCGATTAGAGCTCAAGGGGCTGAACTGGACAATGCCGATAATTTGGCTCTCGAAACCGAAAGGGCTGAAGGAGTTGAGAGTGCTCACAGTCTTTCTTTGGCTGATCATGGCAATAGAATCAAGACTTTGGAAGATCTCATTATTTCCAACACTTTTTTCTATGGAATCAAATTCTACGATGGTGAAACCACAGGCGACCGCCTCGGATCGGCGGTTGGCCTCCAATCTGGCGTCAACGGCGGTGCCAACGATTTTGACCATATGCCTATTTTTAAAGACATAACAACCTACACCGATGCAAGCGGAAACAAAATTGTCAAAGTCGGGAAGGCCTTCTATTGCAAACGATTCCACAACGGAACCCCCGGAAATTCCGGATATTGGTTCGCGGATTGCATTTCTCCTTATCAGATCGACAGTTCGTGGGGACTGCATTATGCGTTCCTCGACAAAAACGGAGCCAACAGGGGCTATTTCACCATCGGGGCTTATTTCGCCTCTAAGAACGTCGCAAATACAAAATTGGTAACTGTTTCCGGGGCTGTCCCAGCGACGGCAATGACCCCAACGGCAGCGAGAGCCCTTGCGGCAACTGGGTCGGCTCATCTCGCTGAGAACCGGAAGTTCGACGCTTTAACTCTCTTGTTTAGGATCGAATTCGCGACGAACAACGGTCAGGGAGTTTTCAAAGGCATTTCGGATATCACTTGCCTTTATCCCGGTGATTATGCGGCTTATCAGCCGGCAGGATCCGGAAACATCATGATCTTTCCGTGCGCCGATTGGTTTTCCGGAGATGAGGCCGCTTGGGCCGCTGCCTTCAAGGTCGGCGCTTCTGTTAACGTTTGGGATGACAACGGAAGCGGATTCATCGGAGAGGTGGCAAGGCATGTCACCGCCATAACTTTTGCGACGGCAGCCAATCCCACGACCGGGGTTTCCGAAAGGCAGGTTCACATCACGATTAGCGGTTCGGCGATAAATCTTCAAAACGAAAATGAATATTACGCCAACATCCAAAATTACAACCCTTTCACGGGCCAATGCGATAATCTTTCCGGGTCGAGCGCAGAAGTTGTTTCTTCATATCAAGGCGTTCGTGCTTTCTCTTACAGGGGAATTGAGAACCTTTGGGGCGAGTTCTGGCAGTTCGCCGATGGCGTTTGCTTCGTGACTCATTATGCCGCCACAACGGAGGGCATAAGCACCAAACGATTTGAATGTTTTGACCCGTCGCATTATGACGAAATCGGGGTCGCATGGACAACCAACGTTGAAAGGGCATCTAATCTTCTTCCCCATTGGATTGTTTCCTACACCTATTACGCTCAAACGGCCCCTTCGGGATGGATCATGAACTTCGCCGATTATCCGGTTTCGGATTATTACGGTATGGACGTTGCTCTTTCCGGGGCGGGAAGCGATCTTACCTATATTCCCGATTACGTTTATATTCCGAATCCTTACACCTCGCCTACCGAATTTGAACGCCTTTTCGTTGCTTATCGGGGCGGTGGCGCCGGCAATGGCTCTGTCTGCGGTCCTTGCCTCCTCGATGGCTTCTATGATCCTTCGCTCGACGATTCGTGTTTCGGGTTCCGGCTTTCTTATGATCCTTCGTGAGAGGATTCGTCAAGGGGAAACCTCCCCTTGACATGGATTTCGTTTGATCGATAGGGCGCGTCGCATGCAAAAGCGGTTCCCTCTGCTTCGGATCGGGGCGGTAACGCCGGCAATGGCTCTAACTGCGGTCCTTGCAACCTCAATGGCAACAATGATCCTTCGAACGACGATTCGAGATACGGGTTCCGGCTATCTTGTTTGATTTGTGGCATGCGCCATCCTCGCTGAATGCGGAAATTGGCTATGAAGGGGCCGGTTAGTAGTCTGAAAAGATCGAAAGCCGGCTGAAGCCAAAAGAAAGGCGGTTAAATCATGAAAAGAAAAGGCCATTTATTTGAAGAGATGCTTTCCGATGGATCCATTCGCGAAGCGATCAAAAACGCAAGCCGTGGAAAAATGGGGAAGCCGTCTATTCGGAGAAGGATTGATAATCTTGATGGCACCGTTCTTTCAATAAAAAATGTTTTATCCGAATCGACTTTCAAGCCTGCCGTGATGCAAACGATGACGATCAATGAGTATGGCAAGGAAAGGTTGATTAGCAAATCTCCTTTCTTTCCGGATCAGATAATCCATTGGCTTGTCATCGATGATTTGAGGCCTCTAATACAAAGAGGCATGGACAATGGCGTTTGCGGGTCGATACCTGGTCGCGGAACCAAAGAAGTGAAGAAACTGATCAAACGTTGGTTTTTGAAAGATCGGCGTGGCACGAAATGGTGCCTAAAGATCGACATCCATCACTATTACCAGTCTATCGACCGCTCAAAACTCATGTCAAAAATTGGCAAACTCATCAAAGACGAAAAAATGATCGATCTTCTAAAAAGCATTGTCGGAGATCCTGGCATCGGTATCCCGATTGGAACTTATTGGAGCCAATGGTTTGCAAACCTCTATCTTCAGGACTTCGACCATTTCATCCACGAGAAACTAGGAATCCACCATTCGGTTCGGTATGTTGACGATGTGGTTATCTTCAGTTCCAACAGAAGGAAGCTTGTCAAAGCCCAAAAAGCGATGGATATCTTCCTGAAGGACGAAGGTCTTGAGATGAAACCTAATTGGGCAATTTTCAAAACATCGGATCGGGATATCGATTTCGTAGGATGCCGCTTTCATCCCAACGGAAGAATCTCCATCAGAAAAAGAATTTGGCGTGTTGCCCGGAGAACGATTCTCCGGATAGCCCATCACGGTATCGGACTGCAAAGGGCAAGAAGGCTTATGAGCTACAATGGCTGGTTTCAGGGAACAAATAATTACATCATCAAAACAAAGTATCTTCCAAAGATGGATCTATTATCGGCTAAGTCGCTTATCGCACAGTCGGCAAGAGAAAAAGAAAATAATCCGAAAAATAAAGGAGGGATGCAGTATGCAAAATCTTAAAGGAGAATCCACAGTTGAGCCAAAAACTAAAATCATCGGCAAGAATTCTGTGGACATCAACACCAACATTTCGCAGGTAACCAAAAAAACCGGACGGGGAACTAACGCCAAAACGGAAACCATTTACGCCTACGACGTCACAAGGTACACGCTTCAGGAATACATCGAGAAGCTTTCCGACGATTCCACAACAACAAACATAGCTGTTGCAGAACTTTCAGATCTCGTTCTCACAAAGGAGGGATAATCATGGCAACCCAAAGCATCGAAGGCATCGCTAGAAACTACGCCAATCTCATTGAGCAAGGTTTTCGCACAATCGATTCCATCAAGAACACTCTCGTTAGAGATCGTGTTCAAGAAATGATCGACGAGGACAAGAAGCAAGGGGGGAAAAATGGAACCTGATGTTCTTCTTTTCGCCTGTATCTCGGCCGGAGGCACGCTCGTTGCCATTGGGATGAGCATTTATTCGATCTCCGCCTCCAAACGAAACCGGGCTGTCGGCCATGCAGTTTCTGATCAAAAGACAATCGATCAAATCGATCGCATTGATGAGCGAACTCTTGATATTAAATCAACCATGGATAAGCAGGATGATAAGATCGATGGCCTTGCCGTAAAGGTCGGACAGATCGAGGGCAAGCTCGGAATCAATCAGGAGGCCGCGCAAGCGACCGCCCCACCGTCAATCAAATAATCTAATAAATTCTAAACAAGCGCTGTCCATTTGGGAGGTCCCTTTATGGACACTAACATCATTCCAGAGATCATTGCCTTTCTTTCGAAATATGGTTTGCTCGTCGGCCTGTTGGCTATCGCCATCGCCGGTCTAACCGAACTCATCAAAATTCCTATTTATCGAGCCGCCAAGAAGTACCAGGCATCCACCGGCGTTGACAAATCGGTGATCACATGGACAATCACGCTTGTCGCACAGGCTTTGTCCGTTTTGGCCGCCATCATTATCGGCCTTGCTGAAACGGGTTGGAACGTCGGGGCCGTCGATTGGGCATCCATCAGCGCCACTGCCGTTTCCATTTATGCCGGATCTACCGGATTCTATGAAATCATCAAGAAGATCATCACGGCTATCAAAGCTTTTGTCTCTTCTCAGAAGACGAAGGCCCAGCAAGCCGCCAACACCGTCCTTGAGGAGGCCGCCAAGGCCGCCTCTACGGCCGAAGCGGCAGTTGCCTCCGCCAATACCTCATCTCAGGCTAAAACGGCTTTAGCCGCTGAAACCACGAAAGCCGAGAGTAAGGAAATCCTCGTAACGCAAGAAAAAACAACTTCCGGCTCCTCTTCGGCCGAAAGCAAAGAAGCGGAAACCGAAACTAAGAAGATTTGGTAATATGAAAGACCGCCTTCATCACACATGGAAAGACCATGTGAGAAAAGGCGAGTCTATGTGGAGGTTAAGGCGCCGATTCTGGAAAACCTATTATTCAATTTTGGAGTGGCTTGACTGGTGGCCTCCCCCGGAAGACTCGCCCAATCCTTACAAAGAAAAGCCTCCGTGATGAGCGGAGGCTTTTCTTATTTCGAGATATGCTCTCTTATCGATTTTCGGACTAGATCGACCTTTCCGCCATCGCCAGCATTGTCGAACGCCGAAATGACGTCGGCATCCGAATTAATGTTAAAGCGGAAAGAGAACAGTTTGGTGTTCTTTTTATTAAACTCCGCCGCTCTTTCGGCTTTTGTAATTTTCTTTTTCATAAGATTTTGCTCCATTCTTCCATTTCGGCAATGACGTCTCTCACTTTCGCTGTTTTCATGTTGGGGCGGTCTTTTTTAAATTGTTCTCTCATGGATTTCTTCTCTTTAGCCTCGCCGGCGTCGTCAAACGGATCATTGGCCAAGATCTTCTCGGTCTGAAGATCGTCGTAATACCAATCAATAATTGGCCGATATTCCGCATTCGCCCCTTGAGCGATAGCGATAACTCTAAATTCCGGAATCATCTTGAAGGATAACGGCGAACCGCGAAGCAATAGAATTTCGGATTCTGGGGTAAGAGTACCGTCTTTGATCTCTTCTTTGATTTCCTTCAGAAGATCGGAATAATCATATGAGAGATTCATTTGCACTCCTTCCATAATTTGGAATTCTTTCTAGGTTTCCCCGGGAGTTTTTTGATTATGCACAGACTTCCGAGGAGCTTTTGGCCGAAGCATCCGGAAACATCAACTTTCGAAGACTTTCCATTAGTCTCGGTCCAGCGTGCAATTCCGCAATGTTCGACTTTTTTCTGATAGTTTCGGAAGTTTCCTTCCCATGAGCAATAAGATACGAATGCGTACTTCTCAATAATGGTTTTGGGCTGAGGATTCTTTTTTTCTTTTTGCTCATGCGTCAAAGCCATAATCGTGGAGATCTCTTTTTCTTCGTTGAAGGCGTAGAAATCGGTTTGATTGAGAAATTTCCCAGTATGATGCCATTCAGAACGATCTAAGAAGGAGGCCTTCAGTTCTTCGGCCGATAGATCTTCGCAATGTTTTTCGGCATCAATGCCGTAGTGGACTTTTACGAGATCAAGGATTTCTGATTTCGACCATTTCGAGAGTGGCTTCTTTCCCTCAGAATAAGCTTCGGAAGCTCTCACGCTCATTGATTCGCCAATGTAGCCCGATTGATTGTATGTCACCATTTGGTTTTCCTCCTATGACCATGTATATGATAGCATATAATTATTTATATGCAAGCATATACTTTTATTAAAGGTTTATTCGATGTTTAATTAACATATAATAATTCAGTCAATTTATTTCCATTTCCTCCAAATTTCCTCCAAATTTCCTCCAAGAAAATAAAAAGTCTCGTGTTAATCGAGACTTTAAGACATATGGAGCAAGTGACGGGAAGTTCTAAGTCTATTATCCCCAGTTTTGCGGATTTATGATATTCGCAAAATGGGAGCAATAATCGTAATTTAATGAAACTGTGGATAAATGGTTTTTGATTGATTTCGCGGATTTATGGTTTTTATCAATATTTTTTCCTCCAAAAAACGGAGTTAACCAAAAAGCGATCCGTTATCCTCGCCGCTTTTTTAAATCAATATTGTTTGGTCCATTGAATCTTGGTTACCTTCGCCGTTTTCGGAAAAGCGGAACAATAACCGATGATTGAGAAAGACCATTTTTCGAGATTCTGAACGATGCTGCTGATCGTGTTGGACCAATTCAGTATCGTCCCCGCAGCGTCATAGACATTCGCCTCGATGTAAATATCTTCGAGCGAGTATCCGGTTTGGTTTTGGACCGTTCCCGTGAGTTCATAAAAATAAGAGGCATCGTACTCCTTCGTTGAAGTAAGTTTCAGCGATCCTGAAACGATAACGACCTCGCCGGCATTGTTATTGTTGTTTGTGGCCGTTTTGGATGAGCAAGAAACCAAAGAAAACAAACACGCAACTGATAGAATAAGCAATTTAGCTTTTTTCATAAATCCCCCATTTGTAAATATAATAACTCAAAATTCAGGCTTTTTCTCGTTTTGAAGAAATCGAATCAAAGGCATTGGCTACCGATTTGATCAACCTTTCTTCGTCTTCGGCTTTGACGTGATTCGCATAGGTGTTTAGAAACACGGTAGGGGAATTCCCGGTCATTTTTGCCGCCGCCGAGACATCCGAAACCGTTCGGCATTGAGCTCCGAGCCATGTTGACATCGTGTGCCTTAACCCATGTGGTGTCGAAAACGGCACTCCGGAGATCTCGCAGTAACGTTTCATCGATCGCCTGAATGCGTTTTTCGAAAGGGGCTTGATATGATCCATACCCGTGAAAAGATAGTCATTTGAGTCTTTGGCTATCGAATCGATGTAATAATCCAAAAGGGAGGATATTTGCGCGGATAAAGGCTTGATTCGATAACTAGTTCTTGTCTTCAGACTATCGGTGTCGATGCATTTTCCGATGCCGGTTCCCTCTATGATTTGATGGCTGAAGATGATCTTTTTTTCTTTGCGATCGTAGTCTTTAACTTTGAGGGCCAAAAACTCCCCGATTCGGCATCCGAGATAGCAAGCAAGTGAGAACATAATATAATCCGAAGATTCCTTTTCGATCGAATTCAAGAATTTCTTCTCCTCATCCATTGTCCAAACTATTTTTTCTTTGCGAGGGTGGAGATCTTCTTTGATGTGCCTAGCTTTCCCGCAAAGAGTTTGGTAGGTATCGCTATCGATCATCTTTGCCTGCCAAGCGAAACGAATGAGATCCCGGAATCGTCCGATAACTTTGTTCGCAATGTTTCCGGAGCAGGAAGCGATAAGATTGTTATACCAATTAATTACTTTATCTTCGTTCAAGCAGTCCTTTAGAAGCATTCCTTTCCAAACTTTCATATGGGAAAAGTCGTTTTTGTCGCAATTAACTCTTGTTTGAAGGCCGATTCCATTTCTTTCACGATCGTCTTCATATATTTTCTGTAGATCTTCGAAGAAAAGCGGAAGATAGCAAGCGGAGTGGTCTCTCTTCCATTGAGCAATGGCACGATCATAATCATCGCTGGCTTCCTTTTTCGAGTGGTAACCATGAATGGTGCAGCTTTTAAATTTCCCATTTACCTTAATTTTGGTACTAATCAGAAACCCAGTCTTGCAAGGGTAAATTCCTTTTTTCATTATTTTTTTCCTTAGCTTTTATCAATAAAATTAATTAGGAATGTTTCAATCTTTGCCAATTGATCTTCGGAATAGAATAAAAGTTTATTTTCCAATTTCTTTCTTAATGAGGCGTGAATCTCTGTTTCTATTTCTTTAGGGACGTTAAGCCCAAAAAGCCATCCTGCATCGACATGATAAAAATCAGCCAATGTTTGAATGTTGTCAATTTTCATATTAGTGATTTGCCCATTTTCCCATTTGCGGACTGTTGTTTTTCCAACCCCACAGACATCTCCTATTTTTTCGAGGGAATAATGATGATCTTTTCTAAGCTCCTTTATGCGTTCTCGACATAAGGCATCGGTGTTTTTAAGGTTTTCTGACATAACTAACCTCCCAACCAATAATATTATTAAGTTGCTCTCAAAGCAACAAATAAACCAAAATCGGCAATAAATGTTGTTGCAAAATGAAAACTAGTCATTAAAATAGAAAGTGCATTTTGAAGCAACTTTAATTCAAAATTGAATTGAATTGCATGGGTCTTGCGGCGAAACAAAGGACCCGAAATTGCTACAAGGAGGAACACCATGAGTTCAGTAAGTCCCATCAACAAAGACGTCTTGAAAGGAGACATTATCAAATCCCATTTCACCATTGAATCCTTTTCAAAGACACTTGGAATGGACAAGAGTCAACTTTCAAGAAGGATGAATGGCGAAGTTCGTTTCACCAGGGAAGAGATTAAAAAAATCTCCGAAGTTTTAGAAATTAGCCAAGAGGAAGTTTGGAAGATTTTTTTTGCAAGTAAAGTTGCTTAAAAGTGAACTTTATGGAAAGCGCTGCCATCCAAAAACTCAATATTCTTTTCAAGCCCAACTGGTCCTATTCGGACATAGCCCTTTTCGCCGGCTATGACGATACGAAGGCCATTTCGCTTGAAAAACAGGCCATGAAAGGCAATGGATCGATAAAGGATTGCCCCCACAGGGTGCGTATCGATCCCGTTCTCGTCGTTTTGGGAAGTTCATTGGATCTTGAGCTCTCAAAATACGCCACAGCCTTCCCTGGTCTTTTGAGAATGGATGGGGAGCCCGCTCAGCGGTTCTTTCTTCTGCAAAAGCCAAATTGGTCCTACCAAGACATCGCCGCCTTCAGCGGTTACGGGCAAGCCAAGGCTTGCGAGATCATGGCTCGGGCAATTTCCTCTTTTGATGGGAAAGTTCCTTTCAGCGCCCATCGCTCGAAGATCGATTCCGTTCTGAAGGTCCTCGGATCATCGCTAAACGAAGAGCTCCGGAAATACTCTTTCGTTTTCGTTCAGCCCGCGTCCCTTTTGACGACAAAAGGAGATAACTATGGAAGAAATTGAATGGATAAAAGTAAGAACTGACCTTCTCGATGGCTCTTCTTTCAAATTCATGAGAACGGCCGAGATCGGCGGGAAACCATTTCGCGACACTTTGGAGTCCATTTGGATTGAGCTTCTCACTTTGGCCGGGAAGATGAACAACAGCGGTTTCCTCGACAACGAGGAAGTGGATATCAGCACTTACGAAGACCTTGCGGCGATGATTGAGCGCAAACCGGATGAAGTGAAGCTCTGCATGGCCTTCTATTGCAAACAAAAGATGGTCAAGGTCACCGAGAAGAAAATCGGTGATAAATCGGTGATCCGCTTCCTCATCGTTAATTTCGTCAAATACCAAAACGAAGATCACCTGTCGCTGATTAGGAAAAGGCACAAAGAAGCCCAAGCCAAATATCGCGAAAGCATCAAGGAGATAGAATCGAAAAATATCACGCGTGATATCACCGTGACATCACCGGTGATAGATTCCTCTCAAGAGAAACAAGATAAGAAGAAACAAGATACGGAAGAGAATACTCCTTCGTCGTATTCCGTTAAACCTTGTTATACCAAGTTAGACCCCTTTTCAAGGGACCCCTATGTGGATTTCCTTTATGAGAAAGGATT